GCTTACGTTCCATCTGTGCTTCAATCACCTTATCAGGTGCATCCCCATGCTTCCCAAATCCCGGATAAGGAGGTGGTGCATCCCCTGTTGCGTAATCATCCTTCTTTTTATCATAAGGCTCAAGAGGCATCCCCTTTTCCAAAAGCTCTTTGATCAATAAGGCTTTTGCAATAGGAGAAGACTGAGTCGGCACAGCCCTAATCTTCTTCTTTGCCGCCGCCGCTTTATCCCTATTATCTAGAAATTGTTGTATTCTTAAAACATCACCCATGTTTATCCCTCCCGTATCTTTTCAACAACCGTTTCTTGAATATGAAGAATACCTTTCCTATCAGGAGGACAATTCATGATCTTTTCTCCCATTACTTGACTCTAACAAAGTCCAATAAAGGTATCCCGTTATGTAGCCTAAAACAACACTCAGGATCAGGAATATTACGCAGAGTAAATATTTTTCTGATCCAAGAAAATAGGCTACAATAAGTCCAATCATATACTCTATCTGAAGCAGGTTTACATAGGCATGCTTCAATACTTTTCTCATGGCTTGGCGGCTCATCATTCTCCTTTAAGATGCAATTGGGAGGCTTCTCTTCGTTCACTTTACCATCCTTTTTAGTTGAGCATTCCTTACATTATCCCTAAGCCCTGCTCCCGACTTCTTTATACGCCTTCTCTTGGCTTCAAGCTTCTTCTCTCTCCTTTGCCAATGCCATTCCTTCATCAAATCATGAACAACAAGAACCTTGTCAATATCACTCGCTGTTCTACTGCCCATTATCCCAATGCTCCATATAAACAGGAATTAGCTCATCCCCGGCGTCCATAACATAGATACGAGCCCTACCATTATGATAGTTACCTTCAACAGCAAGCAAAGCTCTATTCCCAAAAGCCTGATAACCCGGCAATGAAACCCATCCCAAAGCCGATACCTTTGGGATATGGAACGTAGCTATCACCTTCTTAATACCTTCTCCAGGCATCATAGGCAACTTAATATTTGGATTACCCTCAGTCTTAACCCAATCAATCTCCTTAACAGCCTTCTGAATAGCCTTCTTCTTCTCAGGAGTATCATTCCACTTCTTCCCTATGGTTGTCCATTGCTGTTTTGGTGGCTTCACATTCCAATCTACCCCAACATCCATAGCCTTTCCCGCCACTGCCCCCTTCACAACTTTTGGTGGCTCCTGCCCCGCCTGCAAACCCTTAATCCAAGCATCCACCTGGGCACGAGCTGCCTTGCCCTCCTCGCCCTTCCAATGTGACATATTGGTTCGCATATAGACAAGCTGAATGATAAGATCGTGTCCTTTCATCATACCATGTGGTGTATCTGGATTATTCAACAAGGCATGACCATAAGCGATAGCGTTAGCATCCTTACAGCCACCTATCACGTCCATGACAAGATTACGAAGCTCATCGGTACGATTCCACAAGTTATCCATCTTACCTTCAGATTTTGGCTTACCACCAGCCTCTTCAGGAGTATACTCAGGCTGTTTCTTCTTCCCCTCTTCATAAAGTTTCTTAGCGTCCTTTGCCCAAGCCTCCCCCTTAGCTTCCTCTGGCTTTGCCTTCCCAGCACCAACCTCCTGAACAGGATATGGAGCTATCTCCCCATAATCATCAACATTCTTATTAGCCTCTGGCTTTATCTTAACATGGCCAGTCTGCGGCGGCTTCAAAACAACGCCTTCTTTATTTGGAGCTTCCCCAATCTTAATGAATCGTGTCGATTTGAAAGTCTTGCCTTTCCTATGAACTATTACTTCCTTAGCTGCATATCCAGGCGGAGCTTTAATCCCCGGCTGAGCAGGCTTAACCTCAATGTGGCTCAGCGGTGCATCATCACCGCTATCAGGAGTAGGGAACATCCCACCCTCAGCCTTAATTAACAATTCCTTCAGCAGTATTGCCTTCTCTAATCTCGACATTGCTCCCCTCCCCTATCCCTGCGAAGCCCGATGGCTCAACATAAACTCTACGCCCTGTTTTCTTGTATTTTCGGATAAAACGCATATCCCAGCGAGTCTTGATCCTATGACAAACTGCACAAAGCACTTGAAGATTCTTGAGATCATGTGATCCGCCCAACGCACGAGGGAGCTTATGATCGCAAACTCTCTTTTCTCGGCTACCACACCAAGAACACGAGAGGTTAGCAATATGAAGAAGATAATAACGATTTCGAGCATACACCCACCCCTTGCGACCAAGCCACGCCCAATGAGCCAGCTTCCGCTTCTCAGCTGATATAAGCTTACTAACTTTCCTTCTCGGTTTACGTAAAACATCTTCAATTGATGGTGGCTTTAGCCGGCTCATCTATCTCCTAGAATCTCCCGCCATTACTAATCTCTGTAAAGGTACACCCTCAAACTTCTTTTGCCCATCCTCACTCAAATGATCATACACACTTACGAGAAGAGAGGCTATATCAGGTGTCACCTCTAATCCCTCTACGTCTTGCGACTTCTTAAGCTCTAAAACCTTCCTTAAATTATCAACCCTCTCAGGATTGGCTTTGGGCATCTCAACTTCTGGTCCACGAACATAAACAATTGAGTGGAAGGACTTGCCCTTGCGGAGTACAGTCACCTGCTTTGGTAATCGATGATCGTCCGTAGCCGTCAACTCCTTAATGATCAACCATTTCTCAACCTCATGTGCCATTTAGTGATCTTCTCCCGATTCTAATCGTACCTCAAAGAGTTATCCCTGTCAAAGTGATCGTTTGCGTGTCCTAGTCACACCGCAACGATTATTAAAGACATCATTTTCACCAGTGGTCGGTGACACCGGATTCAACCACAAAGCCCTAATCTGATCAAAGGAATACGGCCCATTACCAGCAAGCTCTAAGGAGACACCTTTGGTACGAGAATCCCTCGTTGGAACGTAATGATAATCATAATCATCCCGCAAAGGATCGCTCTCCCAGGCAAAAATACGACCCATATTACTTATCTTCGTCATTTCCGTACGGGCAATCAACTCAGCATGTGTTGCAGACACATCAGCCCTGACCATGATCTCACTTCGAATACGCTTCAAGTCCCACGGAAGCTCGCCCTTGAAAGCCTCATCTAAAACCTTAATTGCCTCTGCCTTCTGTGTTTCATTCAAAGTCTTAACTGCGTTCAAAATACTGTGCGGATTATCCTCAAGGTAGCCCATTGCCAGCTTATGGGCATTGCTAAACTGCTCCTCATTCAGCCCCGTTCCGGCTAAACCCGTCTGCATAATATTCCAAGCCATAGGCTTAAGTTTCCCTAGCAGATCATCCAACCATTTATCCAATTGCTTATTATACAGTGAGGCCATTTCATGTATGGTCATACCCATCTTCCATTTAGCTATCGCCTTTTGAATAGCATACTTAAGGGTATTTCTAATCTGCTGCTCTAAGATCAGGCCATATTTCTTCGCCCCGTATGGAAGTGCCACAGTCATTTTGTAACCCATACCAACGAACTTATCAGAGGATTTCTCCAAATCCTTAACATCCTCCGATGGAAAATCCTCTACCTCATACCCTAGCTTATGCAAATGCCCCCACAAAACCATAGGATACTCATCATCATCATGAGTAACAATACTGGTTCTCATCTCACTCTTATATTCCTCATGAAAGACATAATCCAGCATCTCAATCCCATTTTCCAGCACATCCTTAGCAATCTCTGCCAAACGAGGATCATTGATATCCTTGATAAGCCCTTCAGAAGTGAGTTCGCCTACCTTTATATCTGAACTTCTAATATCCATCCTACTCCCTATGTGGTCCTGAACTATCCTTTACCGTATCACTATCAGGACCAACCCTGCCTATAACATGCCTCTGCAAATCTTGAGGCAAATCTTCAAACTTAATCGGCTTCCCTAGATGTGAACCGAGTTTACCCTCAGAAAACTGTGAGACGCCATGCTGTGGATGGGTTGGGTTTTCATTGAACCCCAACATAGCATGATGCCCTGAATTGGCTACCCACCCTGCTGACGGCTTTAGAACTACAGTATACCTATCCCCTGTTCCAGGTCCACTATCATAAATTGAATGAACATTCTCCTCAATAATCTTGGCATCAGGAGTAACCACCTTCGGAGCAGCCCGTGGAGAAGCCCCGGCAGCGGGCGTAACTTCGCCAGGACGAACATCCCTTGTTGATTGAAATGCCTTGCCTCCCCGATGAACCAGCACAGACTTCTTCTGTAATCCCGGACGTGCCGCTTGACCGCCCTCTTGTTCTTTCATTACATCCCAAATATTAGAATCCATTCAGCCCTCCTACGTACTCCTGAACTCTATGCCTTTGAATACCTTATCTTTAAGCGTCTCATAAACTTCCTTATTCACACGCTTCAGCAAAGCAGGATCATTAACATACAAGCGATAGCACTCACCTTTGAATTCCTTGAGTCCTTGTCCTGATTGGGGCGTTGGTAGCTTCGCCTTGCCCGCCTGTGCAGCCTTCCAATGATCATCCAAAAAATCCTCAACAGCATAAACCCCAATGTATCCTGCAACAATATCCTTTGCTTTCTCTGGTGATATGTTTCGATTTAGGGTGATTCGACCAAATACAAACTCAGCATCGGCAGTCTGCTCTCTTTCAGTTATCCCCTCAACCAAACGAAAATGCTCAGTAGGGAGCTGATCCATCATCTCCTTAACAGGCTTTCCTACCTTTTGCTCTAAATCAAACTCCCCTCTAAAGCCGGCTGGCCGATCAGCTTTAGTTGCCCCTACCAAAGGCTGAGCTTTAACTTTGGGTTCATACGTTCCCTGTTCATACATGGCTTGTATCCAGTTACGAGCATCATATTCCTTCGGAAAATGCTTTGCGAAAGCTGCTTTATTATCCGACACCCTCACAACGTAATCTTGTCCAAAAGGAAACAGCTCCGCCTTAACATGCTTCTGACCCATTGGCCCATCATATGCATCAAAACCAGCACCCTCAGTCATACGAATACCCATCTTTGTATGCCAAGGCTGCCCATATTGAACAGCCTCTCCCTCAACACTATGCTCACCAGTACGATGTGCTGCCTCAGCAGAATGGTATATCTCCTGATAACCGGGATGTCCTTTCACCATATGCCTGTGAAGATAAGGCTTCGTTGGGTGTACCTCTATCCCACCTTTATACGCCTTCTCAAGATCAGTCTCCCCGTCATCCTCTTCCTCATCCGGCTTTGCACGCCATCTATCCTTACTCTTTGATAAAGGAGGTGCACCACCTTGATCAGGTACCGGCCCACCAGCCGCTCCACCCTGTCCAGGCTGTCCACCAGGCTGCCCACCAGGCTGCCCACCAGGCTGCCCACCAGCTCCACCCTGCCCAGGCTGTCCACCAGGCGGCTGCTGTCCCATACCGCCCATCATAGCCATCTGACTTTGTGCCGCCATCTGCTGTTGCTCCATAGGTGTAACTGCCTTGCCGCTGTAAACAAACTTGCCATTAGGTGCGAGCTCCACATTGAACCCCATAGCATTCATCTGTGCCGCATTACTAACCCTACGAGATTCCTCTTCAAGTAAAGTTGCTTCAGTCTTCACATCAGGAACTGAAAGCTCCAGCTTCCAATCGGTTATGCCAAAAGCCTTAAGAAGCCTTGGTACAGTTTTTTGATTGTAAATTCTCTGACCCGACTCAACCACACGAGACATCACAACAAGTTGATTTGTTGAAGTATCCCTTCCACCAAGCTGGCCGGGATTACCCATAAAGATACGGGACACCCCAAACTGAGCAGCAATTGCATCGCCAACCCTATCGTTGATCGGCTGGAAATCCATCTCTGCAAAATTCGACCCAAACTTAACGAATTCCGTCTTGCCTTGACCCGTCCTCTTAGACACAGCAACCCACGCCACATGGTGCGGGTCTTCTCGCATCTTCAGTTCCTGCTCTTTGATCCGTGCATCCAAGCCATCAGGATCATCGGTAACCGTAACTACGACCCCCGGAGGAATAATCCTCTCATAAAAATAATCATACAACCAACGATCCATACCAAGAGCTGTCATTGCCTTTTCATATATTGAAAGAATTGCCGGGTATCCATACGTCTTTGACGGAGAGTATTTGCTCCAATGAAGCACCTCATCCGAGGTGTAGAATCTGTATCTTCCCCGATAGAGATATCGATACATCACAGGCTTCATCTTCCGCCCGCACTGTGAGCAGATATGCTCTACTTTCTCCTCTTCAGAGGTCTCAATCCCATAGTTTGGATGCACTTGCGGCTGTGTACCCGTCAAAGATGGAGCTATTCTTGCCTGCTCCATATCATCCCGATGCAAAATACAAATATAATGTGCCCGCTCTGGAATACCATTCGTATCAAGATCAAACTCCAAATTGCAGGGATCAAGACGAACTATCTGTGCAATCTTAGTCAAAACAGCTTCATCAATACCCTCTTTGAAAACATATTCTTTAATCAACAGCAAGAAGGAATCATCTGCAATATTAAGATCATCCTCGCACTCTCGAAGCACATCTTCAAGTGTCTGACCAAAGGTATTGCACTCTTTCATCAAACGCTCAAAATGCACAAGCTGCTTTGGATCAGGCTCTCTAGTTGGCCTCCCGCAGGTACAGGCTTCCCGCTTATCCTCAAACTCCTTGCCACAATCCTCATCAGTACATTTAACAGAAAATGATGGTTTGAACTCATCAAAACCTCGACGAAATATCTCATTGCGAATATTCATGATAGCCGTACGAATCTGAGTCACAGCGTATGCCAAGGTATACAGGTTATCAAGTCTTGCTCGACGAGAATAAAACAACTGCTGACGAGCTTTGAACCCCAAATCCTCAACACCAACATACGTGGTACGGGATGTTTGCGTTTTCTTCAGAAACTCGTAAACCAACTGCTCCGAAGGAGATAACTCCCGTCTATCAATCTTATCCGCAGACTTCACCAAATCAACAGCTACATCTGACGTCTTTGCTCTGCTCACCTCAAAACCCAATATTTTAGCCATAGCTGTACTCCTTATTGAGCAATTCCTTGATCCATTCTATCACAACTACATAAACACATGATAAATTCCTTATGGGTTCTGATATGCGGATGTTCCTTTCTTCTGATCTTCACCACGAAATCTATCACACTCTTCATTGAACCCCCAGCGAGCATTCCTTATCGCATCAAATGCCTTAGCATGAATGTTTCTCCGATCAAACATCTGCTGCGCATCCATAATGGTTTTAGTCCTCGTATGCTGTCCTGAAGCCGCCGCAGCCACAGCCATCATTATGCTGAAAAAAGGATCGCCGTGTCCCTCTGCCGTAGAGGGTGCAGAGAGATCATTACGAACTGAACAAATTGAATCCGTCTGCCTCTTATCAGGCAGGAAACAAATAGCTCCTTTTGTAACCACCCCTTCAAAAGCACTCGCCATCTTCACCTTGCTCCTCACCTTGGGTGAATCCCGTGCACCAAAAACAATAGGCTCACAAACTTCAGGGTTCAACCCCCTATCCTCTAGCTCACTCCTAGTGTTATCCCAGTAAAGTGAATCTATGCCAAACTTATCAACGTAATCATTCGCCTCGTCTACCTGTGCAGTATAATCATTGCCTTCAATCCAAATAGATGCTAATTGGGTAAAGGTATCCCCGTAGTAATCAAAAACACATAGGTGTGAAGGATGTCTCTTCTTCCCAACATCCAGACCGGCTACAACCAAATGCCCTGACGGAATACTTGGTGGATTGCTTAAAGAGTAGAAATACACAGCCGTCTCAAGCTCCTCAATTTGTGCCCGTGTAAAATACATTTCAGACAAGGACGCCGGCTCCAACATGAACTCCCTCATGTACGCTTTGTGTTTGATTGCCTCTTCTTGATTTCGAAGCCACGGCTTATCATAAACTGACCACAAAACATCCAAAACTTCCCCTGTCTCCTCTATCTTGCACTCAACGCCATAATTGGTTTCGGCGGGCAAAGCACGCCACTTAAATTGATCATTCTTCTTGAGGATATGCAGAATATCATTAGGGTCTTGCGGCGTCCCCGCTATCCCAAACCAACCACCTTTCTTCGCTAGGTTCAACAACTCACCCTGCACCCTATCCTCAATCTTCTTCAACTCCATAGGTGTAACTATCTTCTCCCTGGAATCAGGCAGGATGTCATCCGCCACAACCCAATCAGGATGCAAACCACGTTTGAAAGCCATCAACCCATAAGCTTCCATGATAAGAGATATCCGTCTGTGCTTTGGACCCACCAGATAAAGAATCACAGACTCAGCCTTTGGCTTACCATCTATGAAATTGCGGAAATACCTATTCTGATTAACTAGCTGCTTAATATTGGAAATATGCTTCTCAGCCAAATCGTCTGAATAAGAAACATAGATACCATACCTCAACAAACGAGCGATTCGCCACATGGAATTGCAATACCCAAAAATCGTGGATTTCAGTGAATATCGTGGTCCTATCTCACAACACTTCTCAGAACTCTGGATATCCCGACACCAAAGCCGATGATGCCAATTTAGCTCAAAATGAAATGACTCTTCCACAAATGAGTCGGAGAAAACATGCTCTGCAAAATACTCTAGACTTTGTATCCCTTTATGCCAATGCTGCTTCTCTTCATCGGTAAAACCCATAGTCAACCATTCGGATTTAGTCTGTGACTGAACACTTGCTGCATCATCCTTAGCTTTCTGATGAAGATGATCATCGAGAACATCAAGAACGTCCCTCTTAAAGGAATCCAGTTCCTGTTGCTCTATGGAAGCAGCAGTATTACTCGGCATCGGGTTCCTCTGGTTGAGACTGTTCTTTTTCTTGTTCTTCCATTGCCTCTTCTATGGCTTTTTCTGCTGCTTCAGCATCCTCTAGATTGGGAGAAACACCAAGTGACAATAATTTAACAGGGGCTTCTTCAACCCTTACCTCACCATCATCATACGCATGATTGCCGGCGTGTACCTGTTCCAGACGTGTAAGAATCCTCCCCAACAGCTCAGGGTCTTTAATCTCCCCCACAAGAAGCAAGCCTACCTGACGCCACAAAACATCACGGGTACGCAACCTGGACTCAGCATGCCTAACTTGTTCTCGAAGAGAACTAAAGAGGGTACGCATCTCTGATCCCCACGCCCTCTCCACAAACCAAGGTGGGGGATTGCTATAACAACCGCACTCAATCTCTTTAAGTCTACGAAGCAGATAGAAAAAGCGATCGATTTCTATCTGTGCTAATGGACTACTATCAATACCTAAAAACTGCTCAAGAACAGAGGCTTTCCACTTATTGATAGCCTTAACAGTACGCTCAGGAAGCGGTTTGATAAGTTCTGGCTTCTTGGCTCTACTCTTCTTTGTGGGTATAGCAGCATTGGCAGCCTTAGATGCAGTCAAAGACACAGCAGTGCTATCAGACTCAGCAGGTGAAGTACCCATCTTACCTCAAATGTATCCAATTCGTCCATCGTTGTCAAGAAAAGATATTAGCAATCTCACTAGCAGAAAGCTTCTTTTGGAAATCCATGCTCTTTGCCACCACCTGAAGATTGCCCTTCTCGCACATCAAGGCTAACGCCAAATTAAGAGTAGTCCTATCATCCTCTCGACCCGTCCGCAACTGACGGACATCCCATATAATTTTCAACAAAGCATGCATGGTATCCTTATTCAAATTTGAAGATAGCTTCTGCGGATATGGACTATAATCCTCACCACCAGCAAGCACACGCAATGTTCGCAAAATAAACACTGCCATCGCCTCCATCAAAGCATAAGGACTGACCCCGGCCAAAGTAGTCTCCATGACTTCTGTCGCCTTAATCAAATCCTTCCCCACCTCCGCATAAAGAAGAGTGAAAATAGCCTCATCAGAAATCGCACCAGATAGCTCATCAAAAGCAGGCACATCTACCTTTCCGGATATCCGCATCTGATCAAGAAGCATCAAAGCATCCCGCATCCCACCATTCACAAACTTACTGATCTTATCAAGCGACGCTGCATCGTAGGAGATGCTCTCCTTTGTACACACATACTTCAAACGTTTTGCTATATCCCCTGGCGTAAGAGGTCTAAAATCAAAGTGCATACAACGAGACTGCACCGTTGGAATAATCTTTTCAGGCATCGTGGTAACTAAGATGTAAAGAACATAATCATTAGGCTCTTCCAATTGCTTTAGAAGAGCATTAAAGCCTTGGCTGGTTATGCTATGCGCTTCATCGAGAATAATCACCTTGTACAAGCCATCATGCCCATACATAACACTCTCACGCAGCTTCCTAATATCCTCTACCATGCCGTTGCTGGCTGCATCCATCTCCAATACCGCTGTTTTCGTACCATTCAAAATGGATACACACGATTGACATCGCAAGCACGGCTCTGCTTCCTTACTCTCACAATTCAAAGCCATCGCTACCATCCTCGCCGTAGACGTTTTGCCTGTCCCTCGTGGTCCTTTGAACAAAAAACCAGCAGGAATAACCTTCTTCCTAACATCTTCTGATATTGCACTCTTATACTCTATGATCTTCAAACTAAGAATCCGAGAAATGGCTGTCTGGCCAACAAGATCAGAAAACCGCATAGGTCTATAATCAAGAGTGAGCATTCTTATCTCCTTTTCTCCACGGCTTCTCTAATAGAAACGTTACAACCACGGCACCTAATATCACAATCGGTATAGCAAGCTTCCAATCCACAGTCGTAAAACGACCAAGGAGAAAACTCCCAACATCGCAGATCAAAGAATGTCCTATAAGCACAATGAAAAACGTCTTAAACAATCTCATCTATCAACCCAGCAGCCAACGCTTGATCGGCCATAAAATAGTGTGGTGTATCCTCCGTCAAAATGGTATACCAATAATCTTCATCTTGAAGTTGATCATCTGCACCGCTCTTCTCACACCGAAGGGCTAATTGCTTTGCTTGGTTATGCATCAGATCATGCAATAAGGCTATCTCTATCTCAGTGTTCTTGATATCACCCTCTTGAAAATCCTTGACCCCATGCACCATCAGAATAGCGTCTTTATCCATAGCACGAGTATCACAATACTGCAAGATAAAAGCCGCCATTGAACTCGCATGCCCATAAACTGACCCACACACAAGTGTTCCCTTTCCCTGTGCTTCCCTAATAGCCGCTATAATAGCGAGACCATCTGTCACCTCGCCCCCCGGAGATGAGATAATAATCTTCACCTCTCTTCGGCCACTAAGTAAAAGCATATCCTGCACAAAAGCCTCAGCCGTAGGATATGCTATCTCGCCAGAAAGCAAAATAATACCCTTCTTACGGAGCATTGCCCGCTCATCAGTCTGAATCTTAAATACATCTTTAGTCATAGCCTGCTCCTTAAATTAAACACCGATCGCTATCACACTCACTCTGCACCGCTTTCTTGGTAAGCACACCTTGCCTGCTAGTATCACGAAACAAAGTTATCCCCTTACACTTGAGCTCATAAGCCATGAAAATAGCATCGGCTATCTGTGAAACCTTTGCCCCGGCATTCAAGTTGATTGTCTTAGACACAGCATTATCCGTATGCTTCTGAAACGCTGCCTGCATACGAACATGAGCCGATACTGGAATATCATGTGCAGTCTTTATCTTCTTCCCCTTAGAATCAGGGGCTTTGAACTCCACGTTGATAGCCCCTTCCATAATCTTCTTCGTGTACTCCTCAGAAAAAAGAGGCTCTATACCTGAAGAACAATTGGCAATAATGCACAGGGAGCCTGTAGGTGCTATCGTGGTCAACGTCGCATTTCTCGCATGCCCATTTTCTTTACCGGGATATGGTCCTTTCTCCTCAGCAAGTCCTTTGGACGCCTCTCGTGCATATTGAAGCAAATGACGCATCAAATCATCAGCCAAATCAAGAGCCGCCGCAGAATCATAATCAATACCCATACGGATAAGCAAATCAGCCCAGCCCATAATGCCCAGCCCTATTGGGCGACAGAGCATGGCTTTATTCTTAATCTTCACTATTGGATAAGAATTCAAGGTAATAACATTATCCAGATAGCGAACAGCCATCTGTGTCACGTCTTTGAGTACATCATAATCAAGCTGGCTACCCTTGAGCATCCTTGACACATCAATACTCCCTAAATTGCAAGAGCCCCAATCATGCAAAGGCTGCTCTCCACAAGGATTAGTGGTATGAATCTTGCCTAGCCAAGGTGCAAAATTGTGCCGATTGATCTCATCAAGAAATAGAATCCCGGGATCACCGCATTTGTGTATGCTTTGACAAATTATCTCCCACACCTCACGAGCATCCTGTGCGGTACGCTGGTGTGTAAAAGGATCAACCAAATCATACGTGCCATTGCTCTCTACCGCACGCATAAAAACATCAGTGACCCCTACGCTAATATTGAAATTTGAGAAAGAGGACAAATCCTGCTTACAGGTCACAAACTCCCTTATATCAGGATGAGTCACATTCAGGCAACCAAGATTAGCCCCTCGACGCACACCTCCCTGTTTGATCGCCCCTGTTGCTGCATCAAAGACCCGCATAAAACTTACAGGCCCTGAAGCCGTGCCTTTGGTGGTATTCACAATAGACCCAGCCGGGCGTAGCTTAGAGAAAGAAAAACCCGTGCCGCCCCCTGTCTTATGAATCAACGCCGCAAACTTCACTGCATTGAAGATGGCTTGTATATTATCTTCCACCGGAACAACAAAACAATTATGAACCTCCACAAGTGCATTATAAAGATGAGATGTGGTCTCAAAGTTGTACACCCTCACAGGAGTATCACACCTCTCCAAATTTACCCGTTTAACACGAGCAAAAGCATATGGCTCACTTGCGCCCCGTAAATCAGATACCTTGTGCTTTCTCACCGTATTTTTAGACCAAAGAAAATACCATACATTAGCCTTCGTGCCGGGAAACTCAGTTTTTGATCTCTTTACCTTAGATGAATGCCCTCTACGCCCACACATCAAATTCAATACAACAAGACTACAAAACAATGATTCATTCGTACTTGACCAGGTGCGATTATCCCCAACTTTCCAACCATCTGGATATGCATCAAGAAATACTTCCATATCCTCACGGGAAACATCAAACAGCCATCCAGGTATGTGCTTAGTAAGTGCTCCTTTTCCAAATTGAGCATACAGCCAACGTGCCATCTTTGAAGAATGAATACGAACTATACGACCATTCTTCTCCAAAGAAAAATGAACACCAAGAAAATTTATTGCATTTTGGAGAGACTCTGGTATTTCCTGTCCATCACGCCCTACTCTTAAAGCAATACAGATGGTTCCTGGCTTACGGCCAGATTTTGTTTGATACCAACCAAGCCAACCATTACCAACATACCAAGATGAAAGAACAAGTATTTCCTTTGTAAGTTCCACCCCATCCGCATACTTTACAGGCACAGATGACTTTGACAAAGGCACATACAATAAATCACCCCTAAGAAGGGAACCCGCAGGAAGAAAATACTTTGGGTGATGTCCAAATTGATGCAAAACCACATCCTTACGTGTAATCACACTTCCCGTTCCAATACGTGCATTATGGTTACTTCCTACTCTAATTTCATGGTCTGGTGTGAAATAGATCGGCGGAAAAATATCTGTTTCTACACAAGCAAGTTCTGAAACCTCTCGTGTAATTTTAGACTCTATCTCCCCATAACCACGAGTTATTGATGAACCAAGATTCTCTATCCGCCTCAGCCCATCATACATAAAAACAAAAGAACCAGCAGGCTGACATGCAGAAAGTTGTCCGCCCTTCTTGCCTGCGTTCATAATTGTTGGAGAATTAGGCAAGAACATCTGACTTGATAAATAGGTATAAAACTCCTCTTGACGCTGATCTCTTTTCTTAGCTGTATCTTCTGCCGCCGCTATCGCCTTGGATAGCCTCTGCCACAATGCGGCCTCATCTTCAACAGGTATCCCTGTTTCATCCTTCAGAAAATACCTTGCTTGGAGTAATTGCAAGGCTTGCTCAGTCACAGCCACAAATCGCCTCCTTTTCCAAATGGGATAAAAAAGCTTATCCTTTTTCAAAACACAAGTCAAAATTTCATAGTCTTTTAGCCACCACCCACAAAGAATTTCTTCTTTGTTGACTCAGGCCAAATACGCCGGCCCGTATGATCCCTATGAATCTCTCTCTCCTCACTATCACGTTGCGGTGGAGGATTGTATGCTTCACGAAGCTTTTGATAGTTCATGGTATTAGAATATACCCTCTCCCCCGTACCAACCACCTCTATCATATCATTCCCAAACATATCAACCCTAAAGCGTATCTTATGATCCTTATACGCCTGCCAAAGTTCTGCTCTCTTAGGTCCTGCCACAGGATCAATAGCACCCAGTCTGGTAGGATCAGGTGGAGAAAACAGCCTTGTCATCAACCCCCCACATTTAATACACTTTATCACCTGCTCAAAATCCTGTACCAGCTTCTCCTCTATTAGCTCACATTTTGGACAATCATAATCGTATACAGGCATCACTCCTCCCTCTTCAGCACACGCTTGGCAAGTTCCCAAGTGTGCTCATATAAATGTAACCCACCACTAAGGCACTCCATCTCACCATCTGCCACACCTATCTCCCCGGCCATGTGTTCCTTCATCATCTGAAGCCCCGCCAGATTAGACGGGAAGCCTGCCCATAAATCCCATGACCTGAAGTACACTATGAAATGCAACGCCCCATAACGCACCCGGCACTGAATTCCTCTAAGGCAAGGCGGGTCTTTCATACTCACGGTACTCGGATCACCTACAGTCATGTACGCTTGATTGGTGTTAGGCGTGACTCTAAGCATCTGGATAATCTTATCAATCTGCGGTTCGAGGTACATGCCGTAGCAGTATTCTTCATCCGGCTTCTTATCGCTAGTCATAAGGTATGCAAGGTAATCATCAACATACTCCTGACTCGTGGGTGGAGGCACTCCCTCTGGAACATCTGGTACCAATGGCCGCATACTTGGATGCTGAACTTGGATCACAGCCAGATCAAACTCTTTCCTCTTCTCTCCAACAAAACTACCCCTATCATTAGCATACTCAAAACCCACCTCCAAAACATCCCGCATACACATCCACCATGCTTCAGGAAGGTTCAAAGCCGCAACATAATTAATTCTCATCATAAGATTTCCTCCGCCAATATCGTTCTCTTGCACGGGACAGCACCAATTCCGCCAGGTTTGTTGGCTGTTCAGGCAATGAAATCACCCCTTTTGCGAGATGCACACTTCGGACACAAGGGCAACTCACGATCCTTGAAAGTACTCTGTCCCAATGGATTAACAGGGAGCACCATCTCACACTCCTCACATGCCGTACTGTAAAACCCCTCCTGCGATCCATCAATACGCACATAGCTATCTAAAAGTATTGCCGGGAATCGATACACTACCGGAGACTTCCTATCAAACAGACATCGATAAACGTCATATGGCGTAGCTTTACCTGTGATCAAAATATGCATCACCAGCCGTGTGCCTTCCTTCGCAAACCAGATATCCTTGACCATCTTATAAAGATCATACTCGTCATGACGTATTCCCCTGCGATGAACATCATGCAGTAACGTCAAGGTCTTCGGCTTACGCTCCTGAAAGTCGTGTGCCACCCGGCGTACTACATCCTCACGCTCCTGAATTTCCATTTGATACCAATAAACACCAATTGTCTTACGGAGAGGCTCTGTGTCCGTCCCGTACAACTCACCATCCAAAAGGGTTATCCCTCTCAAATTAAAATTAAGGAGCTTTGACATTTCCTTTGCACCCAAGTTCATCTCCTTGGTCAGCCCAAACTCAACAAGCTCCTTACCCGCCGTCCAAGCTTTGTAATCCTGTGCATCGGAAGCCAACTTAATCGAATATTTTGATATCGGAATCTCTGCCATATATGCTGCACGACGAATAGCCGTCTTCCAATGGCCGTTAGTCACAAACCTCTTCCCTGAAGATACCCAAGCATTAAAACGGTACTTCACAGCTATCGACCGCTCATCCCGTACCTTGGTCTCTGACAAATCGATATCATCCCCCTGATCCCATAATGACAAGGTACGGAGCTTCTCCTCCTTAGTAGAGCAAGCACCGCAACCATCACACCCATAATTGCACTTGCCAAACTTAGTCAGATAGCCTGGACGGGCATTCACCTGATTCATATTGAGCAGAGCATTGGTCATGAGCTCATGCTGCCGTATAAGATAATCCTTGGACACCCCAAAAGAGATGCAATCCCAATCAAAAACGTAATCATAGGATTTGGCACAAAAGTATGTCTGCCAAGACAAGCCCCTCTCCTTCAATTTACGATCACAAACAGCGTAAACATTTCTCCTAATACCACCCTGATATTCGGTGTCCACCTCATCCAGCACCTCCAACAGCATATCAGAGATTCGGGAATCAGCTAATTCACACAATTGAATAAAATACCTGATGTTACGCTCTGCCTTCTTTCCATATGCACAAGTGATATTCAACTCCTGAGTCAGCGGCTTGAAGAGATCGTATAGCCGCTTCTGATCAAGATCACCAACAGCACACCACTGAACAGGCGTATATGCTTGAACATTCATAGGCGTCCAAGAAAAGGTAATCTGAATCTTACTTTGATACTGACGACGTATCTCATCTACCTTCCGTGCCAAAATCATAATCTCATCTAAATCCGCATCCACTTCACCGGGAAGCTCGGAAATCAAGTAAACCTTAAGTCTCTGAATGCCTGCGGCTATCGTATGATTCACCGCATTCAAAATCATATCCTCAGTTAAACCCTTGGACATAGCTGTACGCAAACGCTGGGAGTTTCCCTCAACAGCGAGGGCTACCTGCTCCCCAGCACCAAGCGTAAACACCTGAGCAAAATTAGGATCATTCTCCCATACATCTGTGCGAATAGACAGCAAAGCAAGCTGATCACAACACTCCTCCACAATCCTCTTAAACAAACGCTTCTTTGTTGGAAAATCCCCATACTCCAAAGTAATCGGAGCTACATTATTCGTTCCTGTACCTTTAACGTTAATCTTAAAGGCCGCCACCAGCTCATCCTCATCACGCACCCTAAAGGGTCCTTGCCGCAGCCCCGATGAACAAAAGACGCAATGTGCTGGACAACCACGAGATGACTCAACACTGCCTATCCCCATTGATGTATCAAGATAAGATACGAAAGGTGCTAAAAGTGGCTGTGCGTTGTTCAAATCATGAACATAATGCTTCTTGAAGCTTGTTTTACAATCAGCATGTGTCCCCGCCCAGCCCTGCACCGTCGCAACAGCCAAATATTCCTTCTCGTTTGCCCCACAGCCTACTGTATCCACCTGCCATAAAGTATGAACCATCTTGGGAATGAATAAAAAATCATACTTAGATGAAAGAAGATGCAGCAACTGCTCCCTACCTTCCCTAGTATAAAAAGTCCCTGCTTGAATTGCATCATCTATATCTGACCAAACAGATTTGAAACCTGGATTATCAGGCTCATCCTCTATCTCCCCCAGCCAAAAAACATCAATCATAGACTTCATAGCAAACGGATTGCAGCTGGCATTTGACCCCATGAGAATCAAGGGATAAGGCTCTTCCATTTGTTCACGAATCTCTCGCCACACCGGTATACCCGAAAACTTCAACATCTTATGCACGTTGAAAACCTGTGGCATCCAATTTACAGTAAACCCAACCGTATGGAATGCACCCATTGCGTGCTTAGATTCAAGAGAGAAGAAAGGCATCCCATATCTCTTTAGCAAAGCAGTTTCTCTATGGCTATTCGTGAAAAACATACGCTCCGCTAACCAACTGCCGGGATGAGCTGTATTAAACAACTCATAGAGAAGAGGGATAGCATGATTACCCATAAAGGAGTATCCAAACGCCGCTGCCACAAGATGTCGCAGCGAATACGCCTCCCATGCCTTAACATTGACCGTATTTGGCTCATCACCATACCAAGCACACGGAATATCAAACTCGTGCTGATGATTGCCCAACCACTCCTTAATCTGTAAAGGTGACTTTAAGTTCACCGTGGCCTACCCTTCCGTATTCTACAAAGATTTATCCTCACTTTATCTTAGTTACCACAGTCTGCCCATCCTTCTTGGCAAACCGGTATACTTTATCTGCATCCTCTGAAAACTCCGGCTGATGGGTAACCAAAACTATCTGCATGCCTAGCTTATTGGCAAGAGTATTCATCAGAACAGCCACCCTCGGAACATACTCATCAGATACATGGCTGAAACTCTCATCAAGAAACAAAACCTGTGCCAAGCGACCTCGCATCAGGGTCAGCATCACGATCTGCAACAGCACACCAACCAAAACAGCTACCCCACCACCCTTAGCATCCATTATATCTGTCTCCAGCCCCGTTGCATCACGCAAGCGGAATGAGGCATTCATCTGATCGGCTTTTGACTGCATTTTTATGATGAATGTCATATCCTCCTCAAACACTGATCTCAGTCCCAAGCTAACCAATCTCTCTATCTTCTCAATAAGAACAGCTTGCTGCTGCTCAGAGATATTCTGAAACAAAAGAGAGACCAACTCATACTTAGTATGAAGCCCCTGTGCTTGCTCCATATCCTTTTGACTTTGCTTAGCTTGATCAGATATAGCTCTAGCCTTCCCGACCTCCATAAGGAAATCGTTCATGACCTTTTCAAACTCATCAGCAACAATAGAATATTCCATAAAGTCAGCTGACACATGATTTGAACAATTCCATATTTAGCCACATAAAGTCACCTGACACATGATCAGCTACCAAGAAGGCGGTACTACCCTCAAAAACGTGTGTGGCATATGCCCTGTACCTCCGATTGGGATCAAGATGAAAGAACTGCCCTTGAACCGTACTCTCAACATCTCCTTTAGTGATAACCTCAAACATCACTCATCTCCTTACAGGGATCAGCTTATCCACACGATTGTATGTCCCTGCCCGCTTCACTACTTGGACAACATGCCCCAATGCTTCCTTGCCAACAAGTATCTCTTCATCCACCCTCTCACCATCAAGAGGCTCTCGCCCAAGCAAAGCCTTAATCCACACCCATTCCTTGCTTTTTGCTGTGAGAGGCTCTTTGCGAGTCACCATACCCGTCACCTCCCGCCCGGCGTAATCCCCCTTGAGAATGATGAATTCAAAGATCAAGCCCTCACCATACCCCATCGTCTTCGTAGAAAAACGCCGGAATACCAGATGACACAAGGAATCTGGTATAAGATCATCTGAGGAACTAACCGTGATAGAAACGGAACTCTTCTTTAGCTTCTCATTGCCATTTTGTATCGTCATTCGCTCTTCACTTTCTGCTGCTTCTCTTCTTTCACACGCATCTGTGAAAGCACAGCTACAAATCCCTGCTCCTTGAGCAACAAGGAGGACAACTTTGCCTTGGTATCCATCCCAAGATAGATACTCACTGTGGGAGAGGAAATAGAGTGCAACGTAGTCAAAAATAGACTCCAATTAACACCCAGCTGCCGCTCGCCGTATAGGTATGTCACCTCAATTTCCTGAATGGCATAATTCCCAAACTTATCCCTTGCTCGCAAGGTCATATTGCTTCCCTTAAGATAAAGGTACACCAGATTCGTTTCCTCATCCGCCGCCACACGCACCCTCCTAATACCATCAATCAACTGTTGCCGATCTACCGTGCAGCACTGATCATTGGTAATAAGTGCCGGCTGAAGCAACTCCTTATCAAGTGCAGGAAAATCGACATTTGGCTTCGAAGCTATGAACGTTTCTGATCCAAATTTGAACACCACATGGTTCGCAGTATCTCCTATACGTACAAACTCATCCTCAGTCATCTTAAGAAACTTCAGGAGATCAATAGTGGCTTTGACAGGAATCTGAAGACTCCCGGCATATGGAATATCTGCTTGATGAAACCTAACACCGTCTGAAGCTTGAACTTTGCCACCTGTGATACTGATCATATTCAACTGAGGACGGTAAGTATCAGTAGGTGCCACAGAAGACACACGAGACACAGCTGCCAAGAAAGCCTGCCGATTGATATCTGTCAAATTCATAATCTCCGTATCCGGTATCATCGGATACTCTTTAGAATCCGCCAGCTTCAAGCCAACAACAGACTTGGCACACTTAATCTCCGCTGTAAGTCCGTCTATCTTAAAAAACATAACCGCATCTTCAGCAGAACGCACAATATCCAGAAGCTTTGCGCCAGGAAACAAAACCTGTGCTGCTACGTTTACTTTTGCCATTGTTGTTCCTGCCACCAAAGTCAAAGCCTGATCCGTAGATACAACTGTAATCCGATCAGGAGGCTCTAACTTCAATAGAAAGTTCTTAAGGATAGGCATCACATCCTTAGTAGGTACAACAGCAAATGCCTTCTCAAGGAGAGACTGAAGGACAAACTTCTTAACCTCAAATTCAATCATTCTTGTGTACCCCCAGCCTGAAGGTCTTCTACCAGATTACCTGAACTAGGCACATTGCCTAAACCAAGCTCAAACTGATCTGGCTTCTTAGACACCTTCTTTGATTGCCCAACAGCCTGAACCAATCTGACCCTACCCCGCTCATACATCCTGACCAAAAGTTCAAACTCCACACAAGACATATGTATAGGCGTACCTGCTGTAGGCAAGTATATCATTACACCCACCGGCTGCAATGTCTTCTGATCTGTAGATATTTGCAAAGAAAACACAGACAACGCCCCAGCAATATCCTCAATCTTCACCGCCTCACCTTTATCTTTTGCCACCTTTACACCTTTCTCGGTCAGCCGACCGTACACCTGTGCACCAACATTTACCTCTATCTCAAATTCCATCTGTCTCCTCCAATCCTTACTTTTTCTATCCATATTTCCCTCACTTCACAGCGTTCAAGATATCCCCGACCTGTTTAAGTGTACCCTGAACCTGTGCTTCTTTTGATTGTATCAACAACGCAAGCTCCTCTGGAGTTTCAACACCAAATTCTGCCTTAGCTACCTTCACCATCTCAGCAAGCTGCCTATCAGCCACAGTTGCATTCGCCTCAGCTGTCTTAAGCTTATCCCGTGCAGCCTCAAATTCCTCTTTACGCTTCTTCAACTCAAGAGCTAAATCAGCCATCTTACCCTCCTAAACACTAACACTAGACCTCCCGGCTTCCCGCATACTTTTTCGGAATTCTATCAGCTTCTCCTTCAAACCTTTCTGAACATTTGCCCCAAAGGTGTCCTGATTCATGATTAGAAGGTGTATCAAATCTGAAAGATCAACATCCGTGAGTTCTTGCTTCGGCTTCACAGAAGTAAATGAAATAGTGCAGATTCCATTGCGGAGATCAACCTGTATATCCAGTATGGATGCTACTTCACCAATCTCAATAATCTCTTGTAAAAGCCTCCTAGCTACCTTTTGCTTCGTAAGCCAATCCATCATCTTTATCCTCCTGACGCAGAATCAAAGGAAGCCAATTTCTTGCCCCCTTGTTCAGTATAAACCACTGTGGCATTAGCCCAACAAGGGCATACCGACATCCTAAACTCACAAGAATGGCATTGTTGAACTCGGCCAACGGGTTCAAACTTGCCTTTCTCTATCAAATAAATCCCCCTCGCACAACGCTCCAAAACAATCCTAAGATCGGCTCTATTGTATGGCACGGGAACTATACGCTGCTTTCGAATAGGTGCAAAGAAATAAAGATTATGAACATCCTCTCGATCCTGAAGCCATATGAGAAGAGCATAAAACTTCAACTGATCTGGATCAAATCGAGCATCATCCTGAGTCACCTTCATCTCATAAAGATCACGCTTGCCCCGATCCCACAAATCCAACTTCCCCGTAAGTTGGTGCTCTTCTATCTTAGGCATAGGTAAAGATATCTGCCGCTGGGCAACAACATTCTTAGCATCATTGAGTCCCATCAAGACAATAGTAGACTCTATCTTAGGCACAGCCTTACCAACCCTGCCCCACAACACAGCCCGATCATCAACTGCTTTCTCTCTAGTTAAAGTCTCCTGTGTAAGCTTCCGCCACACTATTCTATTTCTACGAATATAACGTTCAAAATATTCTTCAGCATGGGACATCATCCACCCGGGTAAACATCCTGCCCGATACCAATCCTGAAGCAGATTATCACAGACTGCACCAACAAGGAAATTACGTGCGTCAGGACGCTCAGGAGCTTCTACCGTTTTCAAATAATATTGATACGGACACGCCTCTAGCAATCGTAATGTTGAGTAAGATATTCGCATTTCAATTTGTCTCTTCTAAGACTACTCTAGCCAAATCTCGAATATCCTGCGGTGCAGAGGCTTCATCTATTGCCTTGGCTAAAGACTCTCTACTTACAACTGCAACTTTTGCTTCAACAAGATTACTCAGGAACTCATCCACAGACTGTGCTTGCTCTTTCTCTGTCTGCACCTCTTCCAATAGATATACCTCTTCAACAGGTTTTGCTGTTTTCAAGGGCACATATCTAACCTTTACACCCATAGAAATCTTATCAGCATCAACTACATCGAGCAGATCACCTATCTGCTCTTCATCAATATCAATGATAGCCACCTGGGGCGTCCGCTTCAAATCATCTACGCCTATTGTACCCCGTGATATTGCACCGGGATTCACAAACATCGTAGGGCTAAAAGGTGCCGGCCTGCTAATTATAACGGGTTCTATCGATGTATGAACATGACCATACAAAACAAGAAAAGCTCTCCCGGCTATATCCTTTGCTCGAATTACCTCGTATGGATAAAGCCGCTCATCTACCACTATTGGTCCATGTGCCACCACAATTGTATCCTGCCACGGGGTTTTAGTAAAAAACTTATCTACTGTAAATTCCGTCATCACCCCTGGCACGCCCCAAAAATGATAACCTTTCCACTCCGTATCATATGGGCCTAAGAAGATAACATTAGACATAAACCGTGCCATTCCTAAAGGCTGCTTGATCAAAGAACTTAAATTATTGTCAGTAAGATCGTGATTGCCTGGAAGAACGAGTATGGGCTTGCCAACATCGGCTATCCACTTCAGCACACGCATGGTAAGAAAATAAGATACCCTAGTGGCTGTCTTCTGATGAAACAAATCTCCGGGGATCACCAAAGCATCAACATTCAAACTATTAGCAATATCACGCACCTCATACAGCTTTGCAAACACTTCTTCCAAATAGATCGCCGTCCTACGTAAAGGTGCTTTATCAGAAAGATGCGGGTCATTAAGTTGTAAAAGTTTCATAATTGCCTCTAGGGAGTTATTATATCTCCCCAACCCCTATCACAATTATCCCCTTCTTTATGCAAGAGTGCACCACAGTACGGGCATATCTTCAATTCTTTTTCCAAAGACTGCAAGCACAGAAATCTTTGATCCGCCTCTTTCTTTAACTCCTTAACATACTTTACACAATAATCAACAGCATGAAGTGCATTATTCCAAGCATCCCGTGTCTTACGAAGCACAAAAATCTCATTTGCTTGTTCCTCAATGGGGCCAAAAGAAACTGCGTTGAGCTTTGACATCTTCTCCTTAGCCTTACCGCAATCCTTAGCATAAAGGGATATCTTCAACCAGCCTAACAAATCACCTTTCATCAACTTCACATCGGCTAAATTCATCAAAGCCTCTTCTAAAGGCAATATAGCATCATCAATAGACATCAGCCTCTCTTGCTGGACATGTGCCATATCGCTAGTACCCCGCCAGCTCATCCACTCAATGCTGAACTTAGTCATCAAGGCAAGGGCCTTAGCATCTTTTTCAACATCTGCCAGTAGTGTCTTTGCCTCTTGAAGTCTTGGTCCAGTAGTACGGATATACTCATATGTTGCCAACTTTTCTTTCAAAGCCTCAAGAGTTATGACATGTGACTCCACGAGCTGTTGAAATCTCTTCGCCCTCACATTAGCCTCAGCTGTTGCCCTGTAAAGCAAATTCACACCTGACATCTCCCCCAGCATCTTTGCCACCCTACCGCCTGTTTCCTCAAGTAAAAATGGCGTGGAGAATTGATCGTGAAAATTAGGTGCAAAACGTATCCCCGGTGCAAACTCTATCCGCTCCATCCTCAAAACATTGGTCACCTCAACAGGCACACCTACACCTTTTCCAAACTTATCTATAGAGTCGCCGGCTGTGCTATGAACAAGATATTGAGTTCCATTCTTTTTCTTTATCCACAAGACACCCAGAACATTTTCCTCAACATCCAAAGTCAACTCTACCTGGCATACCTTTGCTCCAACTGTCAGAAAATCATCAAGACCCGTTTGATTTTCCACCAATGCCTTGACAGCACGCAGCAATGCAGATTTGCCTACATTAGACTCACCAAGAATCACCGTAAAGTGGCCAAGCTCTACCTCTACGCTCTTGAGGCTCTGGTATCCCTCTATTCGTATCTTTCGTATCATAAGTCTACCACGGTCCTTCTTGGTAACCTATCCAGTTATACCCTACCTGTACTCTAGCTATTAGATGTTCCATATAAAGGTGCTGAATGATATTACTACAGCCACCTGGCCCCTGATGCATCGTCTTTCCGCACCTCAAACATTCCCAATAATCATCACCAACAGACTCGGCCACAACAACCAACTTGCCCAACTGTATTCGCACTACCTCTTCCCACATCAAAAACCAGTCAGCTATCTCTATCCAATGATAAGGATTGCCTTCAAAGAAACTAGGGTCTATTCGACCCTTCACTATTAGCTTACCGCATCCTGTACAAATAAGATCAGGCATATCGCCACCTTTCGGAGGTGGGTCGCCTGCTTTGTATTCGGAGGCAAAACGAATGACTGAAGTACGTTCGAGGCGTAAGCTTCAGCAAGCGACCCAACCCACTATCTCTTAAACCCAAGAAAGTGCTTTTATGCTGGCTATAAGCAAACCCAAGGAAAAAACACCGACCCCAAACGTCTGTTCTCTCGCCTCATCAGTCGTAACAACCATAAACGTCATACATGAGCCCAGCAAACCAAAAGCCGCTATCACCAAAACTGTTATCACATAAGCGAACATTGGTTATCCTCCTTACTTCAAACGATGACAAGATGGACATATCTCCGGTTGCTCCGTTAATGCACCAGCAACCATCATGAGCTTCTCACGCAACTTCGTATGCTCCACTACCTCCGGCACATTGGAAGCCACATACGTGATAGCATTCACAAGATCAAACAAAGTATTGCCACCCTCATTCAGCAATCGTGCCATGACAAGCTCACGAACGGCGGATTGAACGTGATAACGATCACAAACCGATGCCAACACATCTGCTAAATGACCGGCCACAATGTAATCTCTTGTCCCAAAGAATTTCCCTGAAACCTTCTGTGCTGCCTTGGCTGCCTCAGTAGAAGCCGCCACCAACCACTCAGCAGGATCATCCGCATTATGATGTCTATGCCACTTGAACGTCACATCAGGAGATGTCATGCCGTTAGAGCATACTAATCTCAAGATGTAAGTGGTCAATTGAAAGGCTTCCTTGCAAATAGGGGAGAAGCTCAAATACACACCACCTTTAACGTTTTCACTAACGTCACCGAGCTCAGGCGTGTATGTAAAAGGAGCTACCTCAGAAAGAACTACGTGTCCAAGAGTAACTATTGGCTCTTGCCACTCAATCAAATCCTCATGTATCCCGTGGCCGACCACCAGCCCCTTCTCAAAAGCATCCAAAACCAACGAGGGTGAAATAAGAATGGCATTCGCTTTGGCAAAAGCCTTAACGTTTCCCTGGACACCACCCTTCGGTGGATCAAAGATAGCCTTCAACTCACCCACATTCTTCTCCAGCAGGTAATCCAGATGAGGAATCATCATATCCAATGGGATTTTTCCCGCATAGGCCGTCGGTATCCCGGCGAGACCACAGAGATCAGCGTATGCCTCTGTTGTAATATTGTATAAATCTTCCCCAAGGGCTATAACGGGATGAGAACTCACGCTGCCATCTGTTTGTCCCTCACCCAAGGCTGCTGTCAACTTCACTTGGGAAGGATTCCAAACTACTTTCCTCTCCGCTAAGTTCAGGATCGGGCTCATCTGATTCAGCATCTCCAACTTCTTCAACTTCTTGTCCTCCAATTTTTATAATTTTTCGCACCTCTTCCAAAAGATGCTCTTTCATCACAGGATTATCCATAAAATATCTCAACAACTGTGCCATCCCGTTGATGGACTTGGCTTCCTCCACCGTCTCAAGAAGAGCAGCGGGCAACGCAAACCGTGCCCCCTTCTGTTCTATCAACTTACGCTTGATGGCTATATCCACAGCTATCATGACCTCATCAATACCGTAGTTGTGCCTGATGTAGAAGTATCCTATGCCAAAGGGGGCTGCTACCTTATTCTTTGCTATGAAGGTCTTGACTTTAACAGCAACAGACCCCTCATCCACGCTACCAGTCACGTCATTCATAACCTTGCCCTTGATATTCTCAATCATTGTCAGTTCGATACGCAAAGACGCATAGAACTTCAACGCCCGGCCACCAGGCGTAGTCGTCCGCTTCGCCCCAGACCTCTTTGCAAACCCTGTCTCAATCACATCGTGAACATGGTTAATAAAAATCATAGCAACATTGGAATCCTTCACCATGCTATTAAGACGTTTAAGCTCCTGTGCCATCGCCTTAGCCAATATTGCAACTCCAGAAGCACCCACCTCAGCTTGCCATTCTTTCTGTGTCACCATAGCTGCTAATGAATCCACTACAATAAGCCCTACCAGATTATTCTTAATGTAAAGCTCGGCTATCCCCATACCTGACTCAAAACTCTCAGGCTGCACAAGAATAAACCGATCACTTGACAAATCAAGACCGATCAACCTAGCATAGCCTGGATTAAAAGCATGTTCAAAATCGAGATAAAGTATCCCTTGCCCATCTGCTTGCACATTCTTACAGGTATGCAGCATCAAAGTCGTCTTACCTGAAGAAGGCAGGCCGTAGAGTTCCGTCATCCGTCCTCTAGGTATTCCACCAACCCCAGTAGTCTTATCCACCAGCATTGATCCAGAGGGTATGGATTGAATAGCCAGCACATCTTCCTCTTTGAAATTGATTATGGCCTCTTTCTCGATATGCTGCCTTACAAACTGCTTGGCCTCTGCTAACGACATCTGTTTATCTTTCATAAGCGAAGCTTACCCCTATCCTCCCATAATGATACCAACACCTTCCGTTGCTTGTGATTTGCCCAAAGACACATCGCACCCGCAGCGGACGCTTTAACTATAGTCGGATACTTCTCATATATGTAAAATGCCCTACCTAACTGTGCTAATGCAAAGGCGTCCGTTGCATCCTCACGATGCTTCCTTGTTGAGGACAAACACGTATACCCAAAAAACTCAGCTACGGCTTTCATCACGGCTTCCTTGGGTATAGGTGTCCTATCGTGATTATGCAAAAACTGCTTTAGCCGCATAGGAGCTACAAAAAGCATTTGATGATGTGCTTGCCAGATAAGCAATCTAGTCATACCACCAAGCTCAGCGGCGTTGTAAGAATCAAAAGACTTACTCTGCCTCGTATAATCCTCAATCACGGTTAGCTCAGGCTTATATTCCTCTACCACATGCAGAAAAGCGTGTGCTGCCTGAATTCGAGCAGCTGTGGTATCCTCTTGAACATCTATCCAATCAAGCTCTACAATTTGCCAACTCTTCGGCTCCCAAGGATCATCGTGCCAATCCTTCGGATCAGGAACTTCTATGGTACAAATAGCCGAATGAACACTTGCCAAATCTATACCTGTAATCCTCATTCGACCTCGCTCCAACCTCGATGCCCCACAAAGGTAAACGGCTCATCCAAAATCGGATATGTCTGCTCAATCTGGAAAGCTGTCCACATATCAGCATGATGCAGAAGCAGGGTCAGAGGTGTCTCCTTCAACTTAACACCGCTATTATCATCAATGTACTGGCCATCATGATAAAGGATCGCCTGTGCTTCCCATGTAGACAAATCAATCTTGCTGGAGACTACAGCCAAAGAACGAGCAGCCACGCCCATGTAAACAGGAGCTAGCGGTCCCGTCTCTTGTTTGGCATATGGATCGCCTGATTTCCAGCTAACATCAACCCGTGAATCATAATATGGTCTTCCCGGCGTACCAAGCTTCCCTACATCATGCAACAACCCTACAATAACACAACTTTCATCTGTTATCTTTGGGTAAAGCAATCGCTTCATACGGATCAAAACAAGAGTTACGCCAACATGATGAACCAACAAACCACCCCTCTTGGCTAGATGATACTTATGAGATGCCGGAGCTTCAAAATACCCCAGCTTATTGAGAGTGCTAGTAAGCTCATTAAACTGCGTTAGACGATGCTTATCACGAATCAAACAAGTAAGCTCATAAAACCACTTCTGAGTTTGTGCTTGAAGTATCCTATCATTTGGATACTCGTCTAAATGAAGGCCGCAGGGAAACTCCACCTGCGGCTTTTGTTCTCCTACAACGGAAAGCATATCGCACCACCTACTTCAGATTCAGAATGTCATCAAAGTTCAAAACTACCTTTGTTGGATCAGCCGGCCCAATAGTTGGCCCAACGGAAGGTATTGCCGGAGGCAAAGTAGTAACCACCTCACCAGTCGCCTTCAATGGCTGCGGCGGAGACAAGGGCTGCTTATTATCAATACCACCAAGCAACTGCTCAAGATCGGCTTCGGTTAAAGCCGATCCAACCTCAGAAGCCAACGCCTCAGCCTGAATATCAGCAGGGGCTTTCGTGATCACCTTCTGAACAAGCTCCTTCATCTGCTGAGCATCCACCTTCCGGCATAACAGCTTATCAATATCAAGATGACGATCTGTCTTCCAAATATCACCAACTCGTTGCTTGAGTTCTGGACTCATCAACCACAAAGCCGGCCCAGCAGCCACATCAATATCATAACGCTGCCAGTTCTTCTCAGTGCAGGTGATGATCAAATCTTTTCCACGAAGCTTGCCGTGATTCTTCTGCCGTTCAGTCAGCATATTGAACTTATCGTTTGAGAATGACCACGCCTGTATCTTGAAAGACAGCGGCTTGAGAAGTTCTCCCTTATTACTCGTGGTATACCGCAGGATATGAGTAACAAAATGTCTCTGTGGTATAGACACCGGGACATCTCTTCCCTCTGTTGCAAACTTACAGGCAATGCACTTACCAGGATCACTCAACTCTCGCATGACGGTATCATAATCGCCATGACATTCA